TGAAACGACCATATCAGTTTAGTTGGTATGGATATAAACAACCACCATCGCAGTTAAACCACTATTATTTAGATTTAGCTTGGCGTATAATGCACAAGTTAGAGCCAGACTATAGTCATGGTGCTACACATTTTCACGATACAAGTATTAAAAATCCGTGGAAGTTACAACCTGTGGTGCAGTGGAGTCACATGATTTTTTATAAACAAGAGGAGAGAAAGTATGCAAGTAACAATTGAATTAGAAGATGAACAAGTAGATGTTGTATTAGCAGAAGGACTTAAAAGTGCCTATCAAACACATCTGTTGTTTGTGGAAGATAGCGAAGAATATACATTTGAAGAATTAGATGAAGCGTTTAAACTTATTCTTAAATACTTTATGCTTGATAAAGATTATCGTAAGTTTATGCACGATGTTGCTAAAGTTCAAAAGAAGTATAATTCAAAACGTATGGTTGAAGCAGAGGGGGGTTTGTAATGGGTGGAACAACTAATCAAAGTAAAAGGAAAGTATTAACTAGAATTTTTAAGTTTGATACAGGACTAGAAGTAACCTTTGACGCACTAAAAGATATTATAGTAAGAACACTTAAAGATAGCGATGGTATGACATCGGGGGAAATAGGTAAAGCTATAGGTATAGACCCTAAACAATTACTGTTTGTTATGCCTGCTTTGAGTGAGATGGGTGACATCGATGTAAGACTTCATGTTAATAGTGCTTTTTACTTCATGCCAAAAGAATGCCCACTACAAAATATATATCACCCAAAACCAGATTTTGGTGATAGAGTATTGAGTGTTACTAAACATAGATTTAAATGAGTTTACCTTTTACACACGTGGTTAAAATTGATGGTGACGCCATCAAAAAGTTTAGGTCTTTAAAAGAGGCTAAATGGTTTGCTGAGAATAAAGCAGACGCTACTATTGAAAAACTAGATTTGCCAAAACCGCAAACTGTAAAAAATATATTTGCAGAATACGCAAAATTAGGAGAACCATTATTTTAAGGAGAGTATATGAGCGATGCAGTTCAAGGTGCAGGAGCAAAACCAATTACAAATGATATGATAAATCATCCACCACACTATACTCAAGGTAAGTATGAGTGCGTTGATGTTATAGAAGATGTAGTTAAAGAATTAAAAGGTATGGATGCCGTTGATACAGCTAATGCTTTTAAGTATATGTGGAGATGGCCTCACAAGAATGGTTCTAAAGATGTTAAGAAAGCCATATGGTATATGATGAATTTAGCTAAACGATTAGAATCTGAAGGGCGATAATGTATTTATTTAATATGGGTCTAATATCTGGAGTTATGTTAGGGCTTGAGATAAAATTTTTGGATGAAGATGTTCCATATGCCTTCTCAATTGTGATAGACTTGCTAATAATTAGATTAGTATTTCAGAAACTTTACGATGTCAGATGATGCAGATATAACTCAAGAAAGACTTGAAAAAGAAGAAGCAATAAGAAAACAACACTTAACTACTTTAAAGTATGTTAAGAGCACAGGCTATTGCCTAAATTGTGGGGAAACTTTACCACCTAATAGGCGATGGTGTGATAAAGACTGTGCAGATGATTGGGATTATAACCAGCAACGCAGATAAACAACTAGGAGAGAGAGCATGGCAACAACATCAATTAAACCGACTATTCGGGAAACATCCGCGACCACCTTTGATAGAGGTGAACGCAATCTAATCGTAACAATCCATCATGGAGTAATCAAGATAAGACCCAAAGGCTTGAAGTCTGAGGAGATTGTTGATATAGCTGCAATCTATGAGCAAGCAGTCAAGGCTCGTGTTAGGGGTAAGTAATGCCTAAACTAATTACGCTAGACTTTGAAACATACTACGACAAAGAGTATGGCTTAAAGAAATTTACCACAGAAGAATATATCCGAGACCCACGCTTTGAAGTAATAGGCGTGGCAGTCAAGGCAGATAACACCATGCATTGGTGCACAGGAACACATGATGAAATTAAAACATTTTTACAGGGATTTGACTTTGAACATAACTTTGCATTGGGACATAATATGCGTTTCGATGCGGCTATTCTCTCTTGGGTATTTGATATACACCCTTTAGGTTTATTCGATACTATGGGTATGGCTCAAATAGTTCATGGGTTAACCGAGTCTGTATCATTAGCTAACCTATCTACCCTATATGGTTTAGGAGAGAAAGGAACAGAAGTATTAAATGCCATAGGTAAAAAGCGTTCAGACTTTACAGCTACAGAGATGGCAGCATACTCACGTTACTGTATGAATGACGTTGAGTTAACATATAAATTATTCCATGCGTTAAAGAATAAATCTACGGCTCAAGAATTAAAGCTTATAGATTTAACTATGCGTATGTATACAGAACCTAAGCTAGAATTAAACAAAGGTTTATTAGTTAGACACTTGGCTGAAGTAGTAGATAAGAAAGAAAAGTTACTTGCTCAAGCTAACGTAGCTAAAGAAGATTTGATGAGTAATCCTAAGTTTGCAGAGTTGCTGAGACAGCATGGGGTAGAACCACCTATGAAGACAAGTCCATCAACAGGCGAGGATACATATGCCTTTGCTAAAACAGATGAGGGCTTTAAAGAATTACTCGAACATGAGAACCCTACCATACAAGTATTAGCTAATGCTCGTATCGGTAATAAATCAACTATTGAAGAAACACGCACAGAGAACTTTATAAATATAGCTAACAAAGGAAAACTTCCTGTTCCGTTAAAGTATTCGGGGGCAGTCGTATCCCATCGATGGTCGGGCGTTGATGGGATTAATCTGCAAAATCTACCTAGAACATCAGAACTAAGACGTGCTATTTGTGCACCCAAAGGATACAAACTAGTAGCATCTGACTTGAGTAATATTGAGTTAAGACTAGCCTATTGGTTTGCTAAATCACACTCAAAGATACAACAAATTAAAGATGGTATAGACTTATATAAACAATCTGCTAGTGACATCACAAGCACACCTTATAACGAAGTGAACAAAGACTTACGGTTTATATTCAAAGTGGTCAACTTGTCTGGTATCTACGGAGTAGGTGCTAATAAGATGCACAGTATTCTAAAGCAAGGCGGTGTTAGTAAAGAGTTGAACGAAGTTAAAAACATCATATATGCCTATCGTAAAGCCAATCCCGAACTAGTCCAAGCATGGGCTGACGCAGGCACAATGCTAGAGGCTATTAGGGCAAATCAACATTACACTATGGGTAATGGTGGCATCATTGAAAGTTATGAAAATGAAGGCATGTTAAAACCTAATGGTATGGTATTACATCTACCTAATTTAAGAAAGTTACAGACAGCTACAGGTGAGTCATGGGCATATGATAAGTTGATGGGTCGTAGTATAATTCCCGAATACATTCACCCTGCCAAGACATTTCAACGTTGCATACAATCCCTTGCTCGTGATATAATAGCGGAACAGTTAATTCAAGTATCAAAGAAATATCCTGTTGTTATGACTGTGCATGACGAACTTGTAATGCTATGCAAAGAGTCTGAAGTAGATGAATGTAAAGCTTACGTTGAACAATGCATGACTACAGCACCCGAATGGTGTAGTGATTTACCATTAGGTTGTGAGGTAGGTGTTGGCGATAATTATATGGATGCTAAATAAACATGAAACCAAAATTTGAAACTTATATTATTATAAATGGTATGGCTTATAGCGTAGACAGATTGCCTTGGTATAAACGATGGGCGGTTAGACTAGCGTTAAAACTAGGTTTTGAAATCAATAAAATTTAAGGAGACAGTATGTTAGAAAAGATATTTAAAAAGTCTACGAAAGTAACTAAGGCTAATGCACAAGATGCTATAACTGTAACAGGCACAGATGTATCTACAGAAGTTGCAACAGACCCTAAAGTTGTAGATTTAGAAGTAGCTAAAAAACAAAAACCTTTATCAGCAGAAAAGATTGCAGAACTTCATAGATTACATGCATATCATTTAGCAGGTAAAGATAATCAATGGGAAGCATTTGCACGTGCCATCGAGAAAGCACATGGTATTGAATAATGGCTGAACTTAAAACATGGTCGTATTCAAGTGCGACAACTTTTGAAAAGTGTCCTAAACAATACTACCATATTTATGTAGCTAAAGACTTTAAGCAAGACCCAAATACAGAGCACTTTCTATATGGGAATAAAGTGCATAAAGCTTGTGAGTTATATGTTAAAGATGCTACCCCTTTACCGACAGAGTTTGAAGCTTTCCAACCAACGCTAGATAAGTTATTAGCAATTCCTGGTGATAAGTATTGTGAGTATAAGCTAGGATTAACTAAAGACTTAGAGCCATGTGATTTCTTTGCACCTAACGTATGGTGGCGTGGTGTGGTAGATTTACTTATAGTAAATAAAGAAACAGGTCAAGGCACTTTAATTGATTATAAGACAGGTAAGTCTAGTCACTTTGCCGATACAAGACAGCTATCCCTATTTAGTTTAGCTATCTTTAAACACTTCCCAGAATTAAATTCTGTCAAGGCAGGGCTAGTATTTTTGGTCTCAAAAGAGATACTAAAAGAAGACTTTAAACCCGAAAAAATAGGTGAAATGTTTGCAGAATGGAGTACAATTATAAAAAGAATGGATAGTGCTTACGAGACTAATGTGTTTAACGCAGTGCCTAATTTTGCCTGCCGTAAGTTTTGTCCTGTTCAATCATGTGCTCATTGGGGAAAGTAATGGCTAAGGCTAGGGATTATCAAAAAGAAAACGAATATAAAGCAAGACCAGACCAAATCAAAAAACGTGTAGAAAGAAATAAAGCTAGACGTATGATGATGCGTTTGGGTAAAGTTCATAAAGGTGATGGTATGGATGTCGATCATATCAAACCTTTAAGTAAAGGTGGGGCTAATACAATTAGCAACATGCGTGTAAGAACAAAGAGTGAGAACAGTTCATTCCCACGTAACAGTGATAAATCATTGAAACGGAATGTTCCTAACAAGAAAAAATAAATAGTTTCACCGCAAGGCACGAGTGCGGAAAAACCGTGTCAACTATAGGTAGGTTTCCTTTCTAAAATAAATAATCTACGCTATAGTAGACAGTAGGCACGTCACTTCCCTCTCTCGGTGGCGTGTCTATTTTCTTTTTATAAGGAGATTTAAATGGCTAGTAAAAACGATATAACAGGAGCATGGATAGTATCCAAACCTAACACTGAAATGTTTGAAAAGAATTTTGATTTAATCTTTGGAAAGAAAAAAGCGTTAGAAGAAAGTATTAAAGCAAATGAAGAATTACTTTATGAG